TTAATTCTCTTATTCAAAAAAAGACATAAAAATATATGGGATTCTTTAGAAGGTCCACTACTTCAAGCGGAAACAATGGAATCTTGTGCAAGTAGAATTGTGAAAAATTCTATTAATCACAGGTTTCGGAGAGAGAGGTTTATAATGATTGATAGGGATAATGATTTAGAGAAACAAAGGTATTTTTACTCTATTAATTTAGATCATATCCCGGAATTTATACACCTCCCAAAAGATCTAGTTTCTTGTAAATGGTTTCATTTACATGATCTAGAATGTATTAAATTATCAAAGAATTTAAAAACATTGTTTAATATAAATACTTAAGATTATGCAAGAACATAAGAATGAAGATAGTGCTGGGGTGATAGCTTTTGGAGTCATATTGATAATACTAACTCTTCTAGGAGTTATTAATCCATGAGAATAACCGTCAGAAAAAAGTTTTGGGAATATTTTAAATCTACTAAGACTATATACGGAAGAACTATTAAAGGGAGTTCCGATATAATAGATCTTAAGGGGAATAGAGTATTTAAAACAAGCGGTAAATTTGGAGTAAATTGGATGGGATGGATGGTATTAAAATCTTCCGGATTTGGGTATTGGTCTATCTCATCCATGAAACCTCATCCTATTTATTCTATAAAAGAGGATGGGGATAAATATAATTTAAATGTGATAAAAGATACTTTAAACAAGAGAAGTACTAAAGATTATCCCAATTTATCTATAAAAGAATTATTCGATATAATCTCACCAGAATTTAATGGAATGGTTTATATAGGAGATGAGCTTGATAGCGATCAATCGTTCTTAAATTCTCTTAGATATAAATTAGATCCCAAATTTGATTTAAATAGTGTTAAAAGTAAAAAGATGTTTATATATTAAAATACACAAAATATGAATGAAGGAGTTACTAAAGCTACATATTTAAATAGTATCATTTCAAGTTTATCTGACAAAATTGATACTAAATTTATTTCGGATGGAAAACATACATTTGGGGAATTATACGATTATATAGCATATTTAGAAGCTTTATATTTAACTCAGACCAATGTATATAAAGCAGTTAAACGTACCATAAATAATACTACTTTTATAGTAGTAAAATCTCGTGAATTCCCTCAGGGAGATGTAATTCAGACAAGTAAATTATATCCGATTAAATATATAGATCTATTTGCAGATATTCCAGAGGATAAGGAAGTATCTCTAGTTAATATTCCACTCACTGATTTTTATATATAATTATGAGTACAGAAATACTTTCATATAATAAATTCCAAGAAATTTTAAATCCTTATAAGGAATTTTGTGTGGAGATGTGTGAGATTTTAGATAATATAAGAGCTCTTACATCAGAAATATTATCAATCACTCCACTTACCTTAGAACTTCCGGATATAAATAGAATTATTGAGGGGAATCAGTTAGATTTAGATTTAACAACTGAAGAGTTATTATTTAAAATTGATGAAATGTTTGTGTAATGGATATTATATATTTAGAATGTGAATGTAATTGCTCTGAACATTTAATTCGCTTCATCTCTTATGAAGGAGAGGAGGAGATTTATATAGAATATTATTTAAATCCGGAGGCGAGTTTTTGGAAGAGATTAAAGATCGCTATTAGATATTTATTTAATAGAAAATGTAAATTCGGAGCATTTGATGAAGTAATTGTAAACAAGGAAAGATTAAAAGATCTTTTAAATAAATTATAATAAAATGTATATTATTGTAGGTTTTATATTATTATTATTGTCATGGGGTATATACTACCATGCTGAGAATTACTGTGAGTTAGAGCTTGGAGAATTTGAAAAGCTTATAGCCATAATACTAATGATGTTCGGTCTATTGTTAATTCCTATAGCAATATTTCAGAAATTATTATGATAAATATAGCAGAAATAATAAAAAGATTTCCAGAAGATTTTGAGTATTATAACATACTTACTGGAATTTGTACAGTAGAAATACTTGAGAATGATTATATTAAAATTCTTCCAGGAAATATTATACTAAATAAATATGGACAACATTCATCTTTTGAAGCTTCTGAATGTATCTTATTTCCTAAAAAAGACCAACGGGATTGGGAGGCTTATTTTATTGATTCTGGATATAGAATAAATATCTTTTCTAGATTAGCAGGATTAAATATATCTAATAGAATGTTTTATTATAAGGATGTTGGAGATTGCAAGATTAAATTGAATTTAGAAAAACGTAATATTGAGGTATATACATCTACTCCACCTTATCACATAGATACATTAGATGAATTTGGATTTAGTAGTAGAAGATCTATATTTTTAACACCTTTTAAACACTCTTCTTATTTAGACTGGGTGGATGTTCCTGAAGAGTTACTAATCGGAACTTTAGTAGTTGCATCAAATAATAAAACATTTTGGTCAATAGGAACATATGAAGGAAATCAATGTGTAACTACAACTTTTCCAAAAAGGATAAGTGCAAGATATCAGTATATAGTTCCATATAATTTTTTCAATTTAGAAACAGGAGAATTTCCAGAATCCGAAATTATGAATGTGCTAAAGGATTAGAATGAAGTATATTATATTCATTACCGGATATATTATAGCTATATCTGCATTTATTAAATATGAAATATATAGTTTATACAGATGGATCTTACAGAGCCTCCAGAAAACAAGGAGGATATGCAGTAGTCTTTTATGATTCCGATATGAATCTTATTAAATACGTATTTAAAGGAATTAAGAATACAACTAATAATCGTTGTGAGTTAATGGGATTTATTTCAGCATTGAAACATCTCCCATTTAACTCCGAAGTTGTTATATATTCTGATTCTGAATATGTATTAAATCCGATTAAAAAAGGATGGATTTATAATTGGATAAAGACTAATTTTAAAGATAAAAAGAATGAAGATTTGTGGAGAGAAGTTATTGATTTATTACCTCATTATAAATTATCTCTTGAGTGGGTTAAAGGACATGAGGAAGATGAAGGAAATAATTTCGCGGATATGTTAGCTCAACATTCATCAATAATTGATTTAAAAGATAATGAAGACTAAAAAGACATTAAACGATTTCTTGATATGGTTAAAGTGTTCTGGTTTATTAATGGTATATTTTGAAACAATCAATAATATATCATCTTCCTATAATATAATAAGAAATTTAGATGCAAATAATCCAGATACTTTATTTGATATTATTCCTGAGGATCTAGGACAAGAATCAGTATTACCGAAAATAGATTGGGATTATATAAAAGCGTTATATACTCATTGGTTATTAGATATTTAATATATGTTTAACTAGATCTAATCTATATCAAAATAAGTAAAAGGAGTTTTTATTATAAAAATTATAATAATCTGTGTATAGCAGCTGAAATAGAATATTTACTAATTTATTACATATGATAATAATAGAAAACGACTTTAAAATAGAAGAAGGTTCATCTCCTGCTAGATATGATCTATATCTAAAGAAGATTATAAATAAAGGAAAAAAAGATACCTCCGGAAAGAGTTTAGAGAGAGAGGATTGGATATTAGAAGGATATGATATATCAATGCCTACAATCCTCAAAACTCTTTCTCATCATTTAACAGATAAAAAGTTAAACGAATGTTCCTTAAAAGAATATATAAAAGCATATAAAGACACTATTAATCATTTAAATACTATAATAAATGATTGCTGAAATAAAAGTAATAATCAATAAGGAAGAGCTTGAACAAGCGGATAAAACGGGAGTATACAAAGAACCAGTCTATACCACTACTCCATTTGGATTTCATCTAGATGATGTAGAATTATTTTACTTAAATGATAATAAGAATAAAGAAATGACACTTAGAATAGATAGAGAGTATTTTGTTATTAAATACGATCTTTCTATTTTAAATAAATTAAAACTTAAATTTAATAATTAATGAAAAGTTGGTATGTATATATTGTAGATTTTAATTCTACTAAATTACAGCAGTATGATGTAATGCCTTATTTCTTAGGATGTGCAAGACAGCAGAAATTTGAATCTTCTGATTTAGAAGAGTGTAAAAAATTTATAAAGAAAGAAGGTATGTATATGTTTTGGGCTAGATGTGAGTGGGAAATTCTAATTTCTCCTTGGCCTTCTGTAAAAGATAAATACTTTAAAATAGATGTCTGGGATCAGATAAATATGAATTTAGATGTTTTTGCAACTGTATTTATTGAAAATTTAAATAATAAATAAAATGAAAGAAATAATACAATATATAGAAGATGTTTTTACTGATAATAATGGGTGTCAACGAAAATTTATTATCTGTGCTGTAACCATCTCAAACTCATCTGGAAAATTTACTCGTTTCGGGATTTCTGTAGCAAGAAAGGAGGATATGGCTAAATATTCTTTAGAGTTAGGAAAGAAGATAGCATACGGAAAGGCTTGTAAACGTCCTTTTATATTCGTTGAATGTAATAGAGTAGAAGGAATGAATCAAGAAATTTGTAATGCTTATTTAAAAACATTTGCTAAATATTTTAAAGAAGATCCCTCGTTTGTTCTTACATGGTTTAAATCTCCACGTAATAATAAAAAATAATGTCCCGAATTTTTAAGAAGAATAATTCTTATATATATCCTACAGAAGAATTTATTTATGAAGTTTTATTATATAAACGAGAAGGTAATATTATCTCAATTCAAGATAGTAAAACTTTAAAATCTAAGACATATATTCCGGAAAAGACAATAGCTCCTAAAAAGTCTAATACATTTACGTATATGGATTTAATAGGAGCTCCAGAAGAATGGTTATATGATAATGGATATATTGAAACTGATTCGGAGGAATTAGTAAAAAAGAAATTTAGGAAAAATAAAAGTAATATTTAGTATTAATAATTATAAATAAAATATCTTATGGAAAGTTATTATAATCTCGGAATCGTTAAAATGACAACTGGAGAATCAGGTAGAGGATTAATTCTTAAAAGAGAACTTTCTTTGGATGAATGTAAATATATTCTTTCTGAAATATTTGGAATTAAATTATACACACGTGAAGATTTTGATGAAGAAGAAGAATATCAAGAGCAAATGGATAAGTATAAAGATACTATAAACGCTTGGCTTAAGGGAGACCGTGACGATCAATATATATTAGATTCTTATATGAGTTATTTGGAGAATAGCCTAGGGATAATGAATATGGTTTTAATCATTGATTATTTGAAAAAATTATCAGTTATTTAAAAGTTAAAAAGAAAAAGATTCTAAAGGAAATTACTTATGTTTACTACACCTTGTTTTATCGGAAAATACTTCAGAACTTCGCAAGAAGTTAGAGGAATTGGATACTATCCCCACCCATCTGAAAAGAAACTTTATGAACAATAGTAGAAAAATTAATTTCACATTTTAAACATGAAAACAAAACTTCTTAAGAAACTTAGAAAAAAAGTAAAGAATGACGTTAAATATAACTATGTAGATGATTTAGTATGTTTATATGATTCAAACCTTAAAATTTATCTTACTTTAAAATATCCAGAATTTATAAAAACATCTGATAAATATCTATATAAAGTATTAAAAGAACATAGAATAGAGAGAATACTAGAATATATTAAAGAACTTAGAGAGAATAAAAATCTTAAGAAGTCTAATATGGAGAATAGAATTAATTATTTAAATAACTTATGAAAAATATAACCATTGAAGTTCCAGACAATTGTAAATTAATTAAAGAAGACGATACAACTTTTAAAGTAATTACAGAAAGAGAACCTAAAACTTGGAAAGATTTTTGTGATATTGTACCAGTTATAAATGAATATTATATAGATCAATTTTCAAACGTGCGTTCGATAAGCTCTGGTAAAAGAGATCCTATGTATGATAGAAATTTATATGCAACCAGAGAAGAAGCAGAAGCTATTGTAGCCCTTATTCAACTAAGAAGATTAAAAGTTGAATGGGATAAATATGAAAAAAATATTTGTTCAAAAGGTATTTTTAAATACTATATTATATGGGACTACGGCAATAGTTGTTTAACTATAGGTGAAGGACTTTCAAACCATCTCTTGGAATTTAACTCTAGAGATAGTGCCTCAGAATTTATAACTTGTTCCAGTTATTTACTTGAAAAAGCTAAATTATTTTTACATTAATTTCAATGAAGCAAGAATTAAAAGATAAGGAAGTAATATTATGTGCAGCTATTCACTATGATAATGGATTAGAATATCCACATCAATCCATTTACGGAGTTAAAACTGGATTTGTTTTATGTGGATATAGACATTCAAATATTATCGGAATACTTCCTACTAATATCTATTTTAAAAAGACTAATGAAAATAGTGTACAGGTAGCATGGAACGAAAATTGTCCAAAGCATGAAAGTTATCAAGGATTTCTTACTTCTACTGGTAGATTTGTTGGTAGAAGAGAAGCAGCACAAATAGCTTTACGATCAGGACAAATTGAAAGGCTTGAATTTGGGAATGAATTATATACTGAAGATTTATATTAAATAAAACATTAATATATGGTTGCAATTATTATTCTTAGTATTATTATTATATCTGTATATATAATGCTAAATATAGACGAAATTACTGTAAAGGATTGTATCTATTTTCTATTAATTATATTAGGGATGTTATTAGGTAGTATAATTTCATCTTATAAGTGTAATCAAAACGATTCTAATAAATCAGAAGCTTTAGAATCATTTATTAAAAAAGATACATTATTTATAGATAAAGATAATATCACTATTCTCATACCTAAGTAAATATGGAAGGTTTTATGATAATTATCATCTTAATTGCTTGTATATTGCTTTATGAGTATAAAGATGATGATGAAGCATTTAGTGTTCTATTAACTATTATTATATTTCTAACTGTTTCTCTAATATGTAATATATTATTAAATAAGATATGGATAATTTATATAAATCTGTGCTTTCCTTAGAGAAATGTAAGTATTTGTTAACACTATTAGCAGATAAACCAAATTCAGGACTCTTCTGGATTCGCGTATCTGGACCCACAAATAATTTTTAGTTACTAAAACTAATGTAGAAGTTTACGAAGATTTAAACTTTGTAGAACAAATTATTCCAGCTTTTACAATAATTGATTTATTAGATTTTCTTCCAGAATATGTAGAAAAAGAAGGCGTTAAATATTATTTAAATACTCAAGAATTTAATAAAAGATGGAACATAACATATCGTAATGTTGATTCTATAAGATATTTATATTATAGTGAGGACAAATCTTTATTAGATTGTTTATATAACTGTCTACTCTGGAAACTTATAGTTTATGACCACAAAGACATTTAATATTGGAACAGTTACAACCTCATTGACTTTAGATAATTATCCAAAAGGATTAGTACTTAAAAGAGAACTTACTACCGCAGAATGTAGATATGTTTTAAAGAAGATACTTGATATAAATATCTATACTAGAGAAGATGTTGTCGATGAAGAAGAATACATAGAACAGAATCTTGAATATCAAAAGGTTGTTAATAAGTGGCTTAAAGGAGAATGTTCATCTAAGAATGTAGATTATTTTAGAATAATATGGGATGATCGGAAGACTGATATTGTAGATTTAATCCCTATTCTTGCTTATTTAAAGAGAAGGAAAATTATAGATTAAAACATTATGAAAATAAGATTATTAAAAAAATTAAGAAAGAAATCTTCAAAAAAGGTTTATATACGTCCTCCAAGAGCTAGTTGGGATTATTATGCGATTATTACTCCTGAAAAAAATTAATATTTATTTTTCTTGCAAAAAAGATTTTAATAATACAAGAAAACTTCTTATAGAAAAGAGAAGAGAATTTATTTTGCGAGAAGTAGAATCTATTAGAAGTATTCAACATAAAAAAGGAAATACCTCATGTTTATCTAAAGAATTAAGTGAAATCAACAAATTAATACCTTAAACTTATGTGGATAGCGAGAGAAGAAAATGATGATTTATATTTATTTAGATATAAACCTTATAAATCTGTACGTCATTGGGTTGCTGATGAGCAAGATCCGTCTAAATATCGTTTTAGAATAGATAGAGAATTATTCCCAGAAATTACTTTTTATAATAGTCCCAAAGAAGTTATTCTTCAGCTTAAGGAGAAAATAACTAAAGTATCAATATTAAACCAGACTATATGAGAAAAATAGGAATATTCTTAGGAAACTTTGATCCTCCTACTATATGTCATCAAAATATAATTAGGAATATTGTAAATTATAATTTCTTAGATGAAATCTTTATTGTTCCTAAATATAGAAGTGTTAAAGAATCATATTCCACACTTTTTACAGATAGAGTAACTATGTGTAAGAGAGCGTTTAAACCATTTAAAAAGGTTACTATATCTAATATGGAAAGTTTAATAGCTTCTACAGATATGAAAACCTATAGAGAAGGGGTTCCATCTTGGAAGACTATTGAATTCTTTAAGAATATAAAAGATGTTGAATTATATATAATAACTACATTCCCTGGATATTCCAAAATTCCTAATTGGGATAAGGGTGAGGAGATATTAAAGGATAATAAATTTATTGTTCTTTGTGAAACTAAAGATTTAGGGAAATTATCTGAAGATATTATTAGTATACCTTTATATGATCATATTAATATTACATCTAATAAAATTCGGAATTATATAAGATTAGATTCTAATCCGTTTCCCTTAGTTCAGAAAGATGTGCTTGATTATATTTACAAACATAATCTTTACATAGGATGAGATATTATATTACAGGACATCGAGATTTATCTAAAGAGGAGTTTAGTAAAATTTATATTCCGGAAATAGATAGAATTATTCAGGAAGATTCTAATGCAGTATTCTTAGTTGGAGTATGTGAAGGTGTTGATTTATATACTATACAGTATTTAAATAAATACTCTATTCCAGTTCAAGTATACGGTCCGAATTTGGATATTAAAAATGATCTTATAAGATTACATTTATATCCAAGTTATGAAAAATCTGCTTTAGAGATGATTAAAAATTCAGATAAAACTATCGGGTTTATTAAACCTGGTAGAGAAAATTCTAGTTTTACTGCTCTAAATGTTTTAAAAAGGTATATAATAAACAAATCTTAAACTTAAATAATATGAATAGAAAAGAAAGAACTATCTCCGAAAATATGGAGAAATTAATGATAGACCAAATCTCAAGAGAATTATATAATCATAATGTATATAGAACATATGCGAATTACTATTATGTAAGAGGATTGTTTAAATTACATCTTTATTATGAGATGAGATCTAACGAGGAATATAATCATCATCAATGGATTGTTGATAGATTATATAGAGCCGGAGTTGATTTTAATTATCCAGAAGTACCAGCTATTAAATCTAACCATGTTATATTAAAGCCAGAAGATAGTTTTGGTAAAACTGTTGATTTGGAGATTGAAACTACTATGTGGATAGCCAAAATGATTGAAGCTGCACGAGAAGAAAAAGATTGGCAAACTGAGGGATGGTTGAAGAGGACATTAATGGAAGAGCAGATAGATTTCTGTCTGAAAGTATGGTAACATACAGGTGAATAGATCAAAATCGGTGGAATCTATTTTAGATAATACCGAGGTAAGTATAAATCTAAAGAATTTATACCACCGTAACGCGTAGGTATTGAAACTATTAATTATTAGAAATGCTATATTTAATTAAATCTGGAGAGCACTTAAAGATTGGATATACAATAAATTTAAAGAAAAGGATAAAACAATATTTAACACATAATCCATCTATAACTGTATTGTATACAAGAGAGGGTACTGCTTCTGATGAATATTTTTTACATAAAATACTATCTAAATATCTAGTTGGAGATACTGAATGGATGAGATATGATAAGGAAATTATAGATACATTTAATTCTATTAAATTGAATCATAAGGAATCCATAAAAAAGGATAGTAATAAACGATCTAAACAGAAAAGACAAGATAATGTTAAAAAGATCATTGAAAAGAAAAGAAAGTATAAAGAGAATAATACTATATTTATAGATAGATTTGGAAATAAGAAGCATTTTAAATAATTTCTCTTATCTAATAATTTAATAGAATAAAATATACCCAAGAGTGATCTACTCCTATTATTTAAATAGGATGAAAATGTACGCTGAACCGTCTGATGATTAAATCAGAATATCTTTATTTATATCTTCAATAAAGTAAGGAGGAGACTCCCGGAAGTAAGAGATAAAAAACTCTTACGATAACAAAATTGGGAAGAAGAAGATGTTAGCCGAATAATCCTAACAATGTCTGAGGAAGATACTGACTGGCAGACTAAGGAAGATACTATTCTATCATATTATAATGGATTGAATAGAGTAATAGAAGGAGATAGAGATATTATTGATAATAACTCTTTTCTTAAACAAAGATAATAATTTAATATAATAACTTATGTTAGTTCTAGATAATATTAATTCAGTCTCGGATGTAATTACAAATTCCTCATCGGAATTATTTGTAATAAACGATAAAAATACTACATTAGACCATCTTAAGAATATAATCAATCCTATATTAGATGGTTATTATGAACCATTTGTATTTAATTTAGATACGTTTAGAAAATGGGTAGAAAGTTCCGAAGAGGATAATTCTACGGATATAGACGCATGTTTTCAGACTATATACGACTGGTTCATTGATTTAGAGTATCCTAGTGGTTTAACTTACTATATTAGGGATACTCTTTATAAGTTACGGTTAGAGGACTATATTAAATTAGAAAATAGTCTACTTAAAGAATTATACGCGGAATTAATTAAAAAGTATGATACTAATTATCCCTCATATAAAGAAATTGAAGCTTTTCTTCAAACATATGATGAAGACAAAATAAACAAAATCATAGATTATTTACTAAATACAAATTTCGAATATGACATTCGAAAATTAAATGGAAAGATTATTCTCCTTTCCGAGGAGGAGAATTCCATTTCATGTAGTAGAAAATTTAACCGCTCAGAATTTGCGGAAGATTCTGATGTATTTCAATGGCTTGAGCATAATTTTAATATTACATATTATCATTTAGGATGAGATTTAAAATACATTCAATATCAGATATTATAACAAACAGTAGTTCAGAAGTATTTCTTGTTTCTAAAGATAGTGAGATAAAGAATATAAAAGGATTGCAAGAGAAACTGAATTTAGGAGACGTATCTGATTTACTAAAGTTTATACATACTTATAGTTGGGGTATAGATAAAGACTATAATCATGGAGATTTATGTATAACACTTGATCATATACGTGATATAACTGATGCTTTCAGTAACTACTTCTACGATAGTGACTGGGATGATAATACCTCAAAAATAGGTATGTTAAGTGATGAGATGTACAAAGTATTTGCTGAGAGTTTTAAAGATATAGTAGCTATAGTAATAGATAATGGCTATCATTATGAATTTATTGCAAATAATCCAAATTTAAAATATGAAAACTTTCCATATTAAAATTCATTCTATTTCAGATATTATTACTAATAGTAGTTCCGAGACCTTTTGTTTTATTTATAGTGAAGATATATCTAAAGTATTAAAAGTATTATCTCCTTATTTTGGGAACTATAATGTTTTTGATGAATGTTGTGCACAAATATATGGTCCTTTTCTTCAAGAAGGTATAGAGGATCCTTATATTGAAATTAGATGTTCCCAAGATTATATACCTTCGTTACTAGAAGAAGGATTAAGATATGTATTAGATAAAAATAATATTGATTATACAATATCAAAAGAAGAATAAAAAATATCTTTATATATGGAGTCAATAATAGAGTTTCCAATAATTTTTGTATTTGATTCTAAATACTATAATGAAACTACTATAAGTAATATATTAAATAAACTATTAGAGCCTGAGGGAAGATCATACGAAGATTTCTTTAGAAAGATCCAACCGGCTATTGAAGTAACAACATGCTGCAATCCTAAAGACTTAGCAGTACTAACTTATGAGATACCCTATTGGATGAGACTTTATTTAGAGAATTTACATAATGTAAAAGGTTATAGTTGTTTAACTTTATAAATTAAGAGATGAAAGATTTTAAACACTTTGGAGTTAGGTTTAAAGGTATAAGTAGTTGTAATTATACCGCAATATGGAGTAATTTAATTACAATACGTCTTGGAGATAAAGAGATTAAAGAACTTCCAGCAGATAAAGCTGAGTTCTACGATGTTTCATTAGGGAATAAGTGTGTTACTGGAAAATGTCCGTGGTGTTATGTTGATTCTAACCCAAATGGGGAATATTATACTAATGTATGTGATACATGGAAGAAGTTTATCGCTACATTTGCTCCAGATAAGAAAGAAAAGAATATCACTATCACAGAAAAACCCTTTCAAATAGCGATTGGTGAATAAAATCAGATTTTATAAAAAATTAATAACTTTTAACTTAAATATTTTTCGAGTTGTTTTGTAGGGTCGATTAAAATACCTATATTTGCATATAAATAATTATTTCTTAAATATATTTAATATGCAAAAACAAGGTATTTACATTTTTACAAACTTAGTAAACAATAAAGTTTATATTGGATCTAGTTCAAATTTAGACAAACGTTGCTATGAGCATTATCGATTATTAAGATTAAATCAGCATGAAAACAAACATTTTCAAGCCGCGTGGAATAAATATGGAGAAGAAAACTTTGAATATAGAGTTTTAAAAGAAGTTGATTTACTCGAAAGTGCTGAGGAAAATAATCAAAATCTTAGAAGTATAGAAACAGATTATATCCAACAATATAAGTCGTACGATTCAAATTATGGATATAACTTTATTCCTGGAGGAATAGGTACCCAAAACCTTCCGTGTTCAGAAGAGAAAAAACAAAAAATTTCTAAAGCAAATAAGAATAGGGAAGCATATAATAAAGGTGTTCCAATGTCTGAAGAGCAAAAAGAACTTCTAAGAAAAATACAAACCGAAAAACATGGAAAAGCTATTGATATTTATAATATTGATGGTACTTTTAGAGAAACTTTACCTTCTGTTAGAGAAGTTCATAGAGTTTATGGTGTCGGAAGAAATACTATTGTAGACTGTTGTAAAAATTTAACCAATCCAATAAAATATATTTTTAGATATCACGGAGATTCTTTAGATACAGTAGGATCAGAAAAAAAATCGATTAAAGATACTTTAAGTAAAGATGAATTAGAACAACGAGCTAAAAAATATAGAGAAAGCTATGGTAAAAAAATCGATGTATACGATCGACTAGGTAATTTCATTGAAACTTTACCTGCTCTGATATCTGTATGTGAAAAATATAATCTTTCAGAAGCTACAGTACGAATTGGTATAAAAAATAAAGGTATATCTGGTGGTATGTTTTTTAGAAATCATGGAGAGCCTTTAGAGAATGTAGAAGAATTAATTAGAGCTTATAAACCAACGACTTCTAAATCTTCCAATTTGTGTTTTCTAGTTTACTGTAATAATGAATTAGTTGATATACTAAAATATAAAAAAGATGTCGAAAAATATGCTAAGTATAGAGAGAAAAGTAAATTACAAAAATTACTTATTAATTGTAGTAAATGTGGTGATAGCTTTACTTATCACGAATTTTTTATAAAACTCGATCTCGCCCCTGATATTAGTAATAATATCAATGAATTGCGCCAACTTGATCCTGATTCAATCGAGGGTACTATTAGTGCTAACGGTGAAGCCTAAGTCTTTTAGATATGGTAATACCGTGCTAACTACAAAGGTAATATGTTGTAGTAGTGTAACGAGTATGGATGAACCTTCTAACGAAGAATATAAAACTTTGAAGGGCGCAACATCCAAATTTGGATGAAAATGTACTCTGGGGTTATAGAAATATAACTGTCTCCGCTGTCAGAAGGAGAACCGACTGAATCTTCTAGCTTTTGTGATTTCTTAGAGACTGTATATAATACTGGAGTAGTTCCTAATTATACTACTAACGGAGTAATTCTATCATATTATGATAAGCCTGGAACAGAATATTATGACTTGGCGAATAAAATCCTTAAATATACTCACGATTATGTAGCAGGAGTTGCTGTCTCGTTTGGAAACAAATCTCTCCGATCTTATGCAGAAAATGCTATAAAAGGATTATTAGAAAAAGGAGATTGTCATATTAATATTCATCATATAATATCTGATAAAGCCTCTGTACAAGACTTTATAGATAGTTGGTATAATTACTCAGACGATATAAAATATCATGTCCTATTGCCTCTAATGCCCTCTGGAAGGTCTACTAAAGGATTAGAACCAGGAGTATGGGAAATTCTAGAAAAAGCGATTAAAGATTTAAATATTACAAATGTTGCCTTTGGAGCTCATTTTTATAAATATCTAACAGATTCATCAATTAAAACTTGGATATATCCTCCCGAAAGTTTAAGTAAGAATATGATTCTTAAAAATGGGAAAGTTATTATTACTCCAAGCTCCTTTGATTTAACCCCTATTAAAACATTTGATTTTAATGAGAAAATATAAAAAGAAAAAGAACAGGTATAGACCAAATAAGGTCTATCCTGTTAAGGATATGCTAATAATAATGGTGAATGAGGAATTAAGACCTTACAATAAAACAGTAGATGATATAAAGGGTATTGAAGAATGGTATAATTTATATACTTTTAACACTAAATCTCAAGAAGAAGTTTGGAAAGATTATTGTAATAAATTAATTCGTAGACATTTAAATCCTTGGTATATAGATAAAAAACATGCGAGAATACAGCTCAGTTGGATAGCACTACAAGTTGGATTATATCCGAAATATTTAAAATATGAAAATTAGAGTAATAGGAGATCTTCATGGTAGAGATTGGTGGAAGAGAAAAGTTAAAACTGGAGATTCTGATTTAAATATTTTCTTAGGGGATTATGTTGATTCTTATATTGTTTCTGATGAAGGAATAATAAATAATTTATTAGATATAATTGAATTTAAGAAAG